ATATACTCCTATAAGTTTCTAACACGTTTCATTAGACCTTGCAACCCTTGTGAGTCTGGGTTCATCGACTTTAACATAGCACCGGATCTATCACCAGCTAATTTAGCAATACCACCGCCTGCTAGATTCGCTATACCACCTGCCGTCGCTATGTTTTGCATTTGTTGTGACCGTACTCTTTCGTCAATATCTTTATTTATAATATCACGTATTTCTTGATACGCTGCATCCTCGTTGTATTTTGTATCACCAATACCAGGTTGTATTTGCTGCATACCATATCCTAAAGTAAACGGACTGAATACTCCTTGTTGTTTTAAAGTTTGATCTATTTCTTGATTACTTAGATTTGCTAATTGTAAATCAGGAAACAATGCTTTTCTTTCCTCTTCTCGTTTTTTTAATCTCTGTGCATCAGCTGTTGCACTTTGTGGAATCATCATTCTTTCACCACGTTTGGCCATTGCAAACTCTTCACCTTTAGCCATCTCTTTTTCAATCTCTGCCTCTTTGTCAATTTGTAATTTAGGACCAAGTATATATCTATTTATATAAGAGTCGGCAAACGCCTGTTTAAAAGGGATTCCTTCATCTAAAGTTTTGTTTAATGCTATACCACCTTCTAATGCGAACTCACTTGCAATAGCTAATGGACCTAACGCATTTTTTAAAAATCTTCCCGTAGTAGCAGCTTTATTTGTAAAATTTTTTAGTTTAGAAGCAGCTGCTGTATCTCCTTGTGAAGACCGTACTGACAAATCATTTAAAGATTTTATATAAGCTTGCAATGTATTGCAATTAGCTCCTTTAGATAGTCTGCACGCTATCCCTTGTTCTTTCATAAAAGCAGATAAACCTTTTATTTGTTCCGTTGATAAAAGTTTAACTCTATCAAACATAGCTAAATTTTTACCAGTAATGACTCCAGCGTCTTTGAATTTTTTTTGTAAAGTTTTATCTTCTAACACGTCTTGAGAAAATCTAGCAAGTTTTTGATATTGTTCGAAGCCCCTACCTGCATCTTTAATTAAATCAGATTGTCCAATAGGTTTTGCTTTAAAATCATAAATGTTTCCTTTTTGAGATATACCCCCAAAAATTATACCAGTTCTTTCTGTTGTAAGTTTTTCTAGTGCTCTTAATAAATTAAATTGTTTTGCAACCTCTGGACTATTAGGATTAATTTTATTTAATCTGTTAAGTTTAATTCTAGCCTTATCAAAACTAGCTTTAAATCTATTTATACCTCGTGGAACAGGTTTTACTTTAATTAAATTAACAGGATTTTCTCCTTGTTGTACTTCTTCTAAAAATCCAAGAGGAACCACATGATCTAAATTTAAAGCAAGTTCAGGAAACTTTTCTCTTAAAGCTTTAGAAAATTTTCTATATTCAGATAAAGATTTTCTCGCTTGTGTTTGAGCTTTTGACCCTTTTGGATAAGCTTCAGTAACTAAAGTTTCTATTCTTCTTTCATATATATCTTCAAAATCTGGAGCGTTTCTTATTTTTCTTAATACATCTTTCATTCTTCCTTCATCATCATCGGGAACAATGAGTGATCTTGTTTTACTCGTTCCTACCATTCTATATATGTGACTAATTAAGTCCGACATTAATTGTTGAGTCGCTTGGCCAGATTCCATCTTAAATATTTTTTTGATTTCTTTTGCAGAAATATTATCTACTCTCTCAACGTACTCAAATAAATCTTTTTGTTTTTGTAAAGTTCCTTTTTTAAGCCTACCTTTTTCATAAGTATATTCTGTTTCATAAAATTCATCTCCCTTATTTTTTCTTATCCAACTTTCAACTACACTATCGGATACATTAGCTTTTCTTGCAATATCAGCTCTACCTAATTTTCCATCTTTAACTTCTTTTTCTATTATTTTATTATAAGCTTCTTGTTCTCCAGTTGTTATGTCTGCTGTAGATGGAACTCTACCAAATTCTTTTTTTATTTTTCCTCTTTTAACCAAAGCATTTATCGCTGCACCAATTTGATTTCTTCGTAACTTTTTATCTAATTTATTCATTTTTTTAACGATTGTTTGAATATTATCACCTGCATTTGTAGATTTAATTAAAGCATCTGATAGTTTTTTATTATTAATAATTTTTGAAGCAGATGATTGAGAACCAGGACTTAAAAGATTAACAACTTTTCTATACAAAGGTTTATTTTCTCTTTGTCTAACACCATAATCAATGGAGTCTGCTTTTAAGGGTTGACCAAATTTTAATTTTTTAAATTCTTCTTTTGTTAAATTATCTTTTAATACTTGTAGTTGTTCTTTGGAAAGTGCAATACCAGTTGATGATTTAGGAAATCTTGCTTCTCTATAGCCCTGCCTCATGCCACCAAAACCTGGTTGCACTAACATACCACCATCTGCTTTTGCATTTTTAAATCTTTCTTGAGCTTCTTTAAACATGTCTCTAGTTAAAGTCTTTTCAGGTATAGGTGCTTGACTTGCAGGAAAGACATCAGGAAGATCTGGCTTTTGTTTTTTTACCCGAGTCAGATACTTCATCATCTGTGCGTATTTAAACGGGTTCATTATTCTCCTAACATTCTAGCGATACCGCCTGATGCAAATTCATCTGGATCGCCATAATAACTATCATCTGCATCACCTTGTCTTCTAATTACTGCATCTGATTGAGCTGCAGGATCTTCCGTTATAGCTTTAGCCTTGTCTCTTCTTTTTTTAGATTCTACAATTTCTTTCATCGTTAATTTTTTACCTGTCGCGTACTCTTTTAATTTCGATACATCTGAATCTAAATCTCTAATACTCGTACCACCGACCTCGTCGACCTCTATCTCATAATCATCTGGTCCATATGATCTTCCAACCGGACCTGACTCTGCTGTGGTAAACTCTGCTGTTGGTCTTGGATCACCCTCATCCGGTAATGGTTTTTTATATTGCATCGTAGCTGTATCACCAAATACGTTCGTTTCACTCTCATACTCTACTCTTACTGCACCATCGTCTATGTCTTCTGTAACTCGGACCACGGAACCATCATCAAGTCTTTTCTGGTGAATAGATTGTCTCTCACCTGTTGCAAATGTTTTAGTGACATCATCACCCTCCATAATAACTTTGTTGACTAGCGCATCAAACCATTCTGGTTTGCCAGGTACATTGTCTGTTTTGATCATTGGAACTTTAGTTACTGTCTTACCAACTTTCATTGGTGCTAAAAATTTACCTATGATAGGTATCGACATGGCACCACCTAAAATTTTTAAGAATGTTCTTCTAGTCATACCGTCTTTGAAACCTATACGACCACCCTCTGCTCTAAACTGATCTCCAAATCGTCCTGATTCTCTTAAATAATCTCTAAAATTTTTCTTACCACCCATGCTTTGATAATATTTAAAAGCGTTAATTGCTCTTTGCAAAGCCTCGTCTTCTATTTTTAAAACATCGATTCCACCATTACTAAAACCTGCACGTCCACCTTGTGCTAGTGGCTCTGGATCATCATCTGGTATGAAGTCATCTATACCTCTTGGATCATCTGGATCAACACCACCTGCATCATCAACAAAGTCCTCAAGGGACTCTCTTTGAATCTGTCTTTTTTTTGATAAACCTGTGTATGCTTGATCATACAAATCTAATCTTTGTTTTGTAGGTAGATCATCGTAAACTAATCCCATACGTTCTGCTAGATTCTCTGCAACTAATTCTGCATCAACTTTTCTGTCACCAGAGAATCCTGGTGATGCATCGTCGATTGCATCGTTTAACATTTTCTGTCTTGCTCTTATTCTAGCAATACCTTTTTTGTTTCCTGTCTCTAATTTTTTTTTAATCTCTGCTTCCATCATATCTCTTAACGATTCATCTGCGGATTGTATCGGAGCTGCAATATCATCAGGGCCACCACGACTACCTGGTGGTGGTAAATCATCATCACCTGGTGGTAAATCATCAATTTTTTTATCTGCAATTCTTTGTTTTATTCTGTCAACGTTTGTGCCACGTAATCTTTCAGAAAGTTCTGGACTTAATTCTTTACCTGTTTGTGTGCCACCTATAATTGGTTTTTTAGGATCTAATTCTTTACCCTCTATGTTAAACACTTTTGCTGATTTTGTAGATTTAATTCCTTGTTGCACGTTTCTTGGTGCTTCTATTTGATTGATAGCATTTTCTACTTGGTTAGCATTTTTTAATGAGTTTGGATCAATACCATTACGCATCAATCTCTCCATCGTCATCGCCACGTTAAAATCAACTAAATCTTTTTTTGGCATTGTTCGAACGATTCCGGTTTGATCCTTCATCATTGTTCGTAATACCCATTGAATGACTGCCTTCATTAATAATAATTCCTTTTACGTTGTTCGACTTTTTCGTCGATATAATCTTCAGGGTGCTGAATCAGACCGCCCTGCCTGAATCGCATAATCGCCTGTGTCGTCGAATCGACCAGGTCATCATGATCGCCATAAGGGAAAGCCGCACACTCCTCGATAACGTCGTCTGCGAATTTCTGCTCAGGACACCATATCATACCAGATTCAAACAGAGGTGCAACAGCATTTACACGGGCATGCTTGTCGTTGCCTTTTGAAGGTGT